AATGAGAGGGCATTAGCGAGGGCTGACGAATGATTCCTAATCCTTGGATGATATTGGGTGCTATTTTGGTGGCTGTAAGTGTGTATTTCTATGGACACCATAAGGGATGGGATGATCGTGATATTGAGATGCAAGCAGAGATTGCTGTCAAGAACGAAGAAGCCCGTGTAAAAGAGCAAGAACTCACCAAACAACTTAATGAAAACTCAACCAAGTTACAGGAGGCCAATAATGCCATTACGGAAAAACAGTCTAGTCTTGATCGTGCTATTCGTGCTGGTAGGGTGCGCCTCCCGTCCACAAGTTGCGTACAAACCAGTTCAAGTCCCACCCCTGCCAGCGGAAATAGCAACCAAGCGCCAAGCGAATCTGACACAGAGACTCTCCGACTTATTGCTCAAATCGCCGCAGACGGAGACAAAGCCATCAACCAACTCAACGCCTGTATCGATGCCTACCAAGCAGTAATGGAGAAATCAAATGGTAAACGCTGAACAATTGGTAAAACTACACATTGATCCTAGTTTGGAGGGTGTCTTTAGAGAAACATTCCAGAAGTGGAATATAAACACAGTTAGACAACAGGCGGCTTTCATTGCTCAATGCGGTCATGAGTGCGGTAACTTTAAGACACTTGAAGAAAATTTAATGTATAGGGCTGAAACATTGCTCAAATTGTTCCCTAGAACACCTAAAAGGGCATGGGGATTTACGCCTGAAGAGGCCAAGGCATACGAAAGACAGCCTAAACGTATTGCCAACAGGATTTACGGCAATCGTATGGGAAATAGGGATGAAGCCTCTGGTGACGGGTATCGGTTTCGTGGATCAGGTTGGTTACAGTTGACGGGACACGATAATTTCTACCACGCAGGGAAGGCTTGTGGGGTTGACTTTGTGATGCAACCAGACCTAGTGAGAACTGCCCAATATGCCGCTATAAGTGCTGGCTGGTATTGGGCGACTCATAACTGCAATCAAATCGCTGAGTCTGGAGATTGGCTAGCCTTAACCAAACGGATAAATGGCGGGACTATCGGGTATGAAGATAGGGTCAAGCACACAAACCATGCACTTGAAGTTTTAGGCGCATAAGTTCTTTTTCCTTTTCTTCTCTGGCAATCTTTGCTTCTGCAACAGTTTCATATCTTCCAAGATAGTGTCTTTTGTTGTCAAAGATAAGTTGCACAACCCACTTGTTTGATCTTGTGTCTTTCATAACTCCTGTTACGCCACTAGAGTTATGTTTTCTAACGCCAATATTTAGTTGATTTATTGAGTTATCAACATCCCTAAGATTGGCAATCCTATTGTCTGTTTTTATCCTGTTTATGTGGTCTATTTGACCTTTTGGAAATTCTCCATAAACATACAACCAAGCAAGTCTGTGCGCCAAATAATTATATGAATCAATCATTATTTGAACATAGCCCTTGTTTTGTGGAGAGCCAGATATAGAGCCAGCCTTATATCTAGTCTTAGTAGAAACTCTTGTAAACAATCCAGTTTCAGGATCATAAGAAAGAACTTCTTTCAATCGAGATTGAGTTAGCATAAGTTTTTCCATTACTTATCTTGGCTAAACCATAGGACAGCGAATAACACGCCTACGCCTATAAGTGCGCCTAGTATGAGTAAGACAAAGATAGTGAGGATTGTCTCTATCACTTGACCTTGCTCCTGATTACGTCCTCAAAGCACTTAAAAAGGGTTAGAACTGCACTTACAAAGGCAGGTGCAATCATTCCTGCTACAAAGATTAAGACTTCACTCATGGTAGTTTCCTTCAAATGGTATTAACTCGGACTGTCTGACTGAATAATACTCCCCATTGCCTACATCAAACAAGTTCTCTTCTAGTAGGAAATCCTTGCTGTTTATCCATCCAACTAGGCGAACACAAGTGTTGTGTATCTCTGTCAGGACAAAAACATCAACTGGTTTAGTGTTAGACCAGACAACAGCATTAAGATGACCCCCAATTTTGCTTGTGCATTTAACATCTATCGTCTTACCCTTGCGGGTGACTAGATCAGCACCAAACTTCCTAAAGTCACAATTTAGATCAAATGGCAACTTGAGGAACTTGGCAACTGCATATTCGGTTATTACCCCGTTTATGGATATTTGCAAACCATCTAAGGACTTATCCTGTTTGCGGTCTTGTGCGTGTTGGCTAGTTATGTGGTTTCGTAACTTACCAATGTAGTTACAAATCATAATCTCAGTAGCCGTCAGAGGCACATCGATGTATTCTTGATTGTGTTTGTCACGCATATTAAAAGGTGGGGTACTCGCTACACCGACATTTGGGAGTCCAAACCTGTTGTGTCAGCATCCGCTTTCCCCCTTTTAGATCAGAAGGGGATATCGCTATCCTCTAAATTCTTAGCAACTGGTTTGCTTGCTGGTGGCTGTGCATCCCGTGGAGATACTGCCAAGCCCATGAACTTGCCTGTCTTGCCTTCTTTAATCCAAGCAGACAGCCAGTATTCCTGACCATCTACCATGATATTTCCTTTGTAATCAGGCGCACGTTCATTATCTTTTTTATCTGATTTGAACAAAACACCACTGTTATCACGCTTTTCCATATTAACCTCTCAATTGATTTAACTTATTAACTTTGTCATCCACTTCTTTTAAGAACTGAATAACCTCTCCTTCTAGTTCAGCAATGTACTTGTCATCTCTGGCAATTCTCTTGATAAACAACTGAAGTTCTTTTGGCATCCGTGGGTCAAAACTCACGAAATCACACCAATAACGTCCTGTGCAAGCCAATTGCCATTGCATCTGATCGTAGTATTTCTTGGCTATTTCCTCACCTAGCAAGGTGGAAATATGTTGGGCTGTATTTGGACATTTGATTTCCAAGCAACCTAATGATGCGTTATCTTTATCTACCACAAGCCCGTCAGGACTAGCGGCAGACTTGAGTATGGTTGGATGGTCAATAGCACCTACCTCGTCCACCAAAATGCCTGTCTTGCCCTCGTATGCCGCCCTAGCAAATGGTTCTTGTTCAGTACCCCATTCCATAGCCGCATTTGTGTAGGACTCAGCGACTTGGTTAGTCATGCGTTCGACTACCAATTGAGCCATGTAGTTAGCACGGCTTGTTGAATAACCAGACTTTGTTTTAGCAACGATGTCAGATATGCGTGATGCCGTAGCCTTGCCACAACGCTGTGCAAACCATTCAGGACTGCCTTGTTCTACTTCACTCATGGCTGTCTCTCCTCCATCATAATATCTGCTATTTGATAAGCCCTGTGAGCAAACTCATCCATACTTGCTTTTAAAGATGGCTCTGAAATCAATGCTTGCATAGCCTTTGCCGCAAAGTAATCACGCAATGTCATTCCGTGTTCGCCTTCTGATAAATCGAAGTGCATTGCTGGAAATGCTGGAATATTACTCATTTCAACTCCTTTTTCTTAGCATCTTTAGCCGCAATCATCTTGGTCTGCCATGCTTTGTTTCCATCGCAATCCGCAAACGCCCTGATGTAAATATCTTTTAGTTCATCAACTGTTGTTGTAGCCTCAATAGCCGCAATGTAGTCAAGCATCTTTCCTTCATCTGGAGTGCCTTCATCGCTCTCTCCTTCTGGCAAATCTTCACCCGCATAGATATACAAGCCCAAGCCATGAAGACTCAAAGCCTTTGTCATACAACGCATGATGGCTGTATTGACTGCAAATGCGTCTGGGTTAGGGATTGCTTTATTGCGATAGTCCATCACGGGAAGTTGGCAAGTCATTGGTTTGCCATACATAGTGACTGTTACGAACACCATTGCTGTGCCGTTGATGTCCATGTAACACTTATCGCCAAACATCTCTATCTTGTACCATGCGCTTGAATCAGCCTTTAAAGCCTCTGCCCAAGCCCATGCCCATGATAGGTATGTAAGACCATTTTTCTTCTCTGTATGCTCGTTGACGTTAGTCTTGAGCAACTTTTCTATTAACTCCTTGCGATCAACTAAGTAACCCTTTGTTTGTGGATCAACTACAAGGTCTTCCGTATTAACTTTATCTTTCATCATTAACTCCTTTTTAAATATTCACTATGTTTAACTTGCTGTTCACCTATCCAATGACTGAGCATAACCAGATCATTCTGTATTGCGCTTATGTCTTGGATGAACCCATCATAACGCTTGGTCAAGCATTTTTTATCTAGGGTTTTCACCGATTGTTCTATTCTCATTAGTATTGTTGAGTAGTCGTTCAAAAGTATCTCCAAAGTGCGTATGCAATCATGCTGATAACAGCAATTAGGCCAAACAAAACGGGTAAATCATTGATGTGAGGTGCTGAGTAATACGCTCCTTCAAAGATGCCTTCATTGACATAATCCTTTGGGAACGCTTCCTGTAATGTTCTAGAAAACATACGGGTTGTTGGGTTGAAATCATCCATTGAGAATCTCCTGTGCAATTTGTTTTTGATCATTGGGAAACAAGTATTTGAACTCTACAAAGTGGTTTTCAAAGCAACAAGTAATCTTTTCACGCTGTGGCTCTAAGCAGTAGCAACAATAGTAAACCTCTGCTTGATCTTCATAGATGGCTTGTAGTTCGTCTTTGATTTTCATTTCTTACCCTCCAGAACTTTGATACGTTGCTCAAGTTTGGCAACCAAGGCTTCTAGGTCTTTGATGCGATCTAACAGCATATCTTGGTATGTGTAGTCGCTCTTGCGGTATGGGGCTGTAATGCCCACAGTAGGTCTATCCATCATTAACTCCTGTTTAAAAAATATTAACTTTTCATCGCTCTCACAAATGCGGCAAAACTAGCGGCTGTATCACCAAAGGGCAACTTAGCCAACTCGACTGCCACTTCCTCCAACACATCATTACGAAGTAGTAATGGGTCATTACTTGTTTGTAATGTGCGTAGATTCTCTGTCAAGTCCCTGACCAATGCTCGTTGAATAGTGCCATCTGTAACGCCACAAGCAATTTCTTTTTGCTCTGCAAGATACTTTGATTTCCTGATCTCATCAGTCACATCAAATTCTAGTTCGTCAAATGCTTGGTCAAGTTTGTCGTTCATTCTCTAACCCTGATAGTGT